TCAGCTCTTGGGCGGGACGATGGCCTTTGATGCTGTGACGCGACCGACGATAGACAGCACGGCGCCGAGGATGCTTGCGGCGTCGTTCGCGTAGCCGCTAGCGTCCGTGATGCCGGCAAGCTGCAAGCCGGTGGAGACGAGCACGATGGCGGCGCCCCAAAAGGTCTTGCTCGCAAGGATTGATTTCGTGTCTTCCATGGCGTGCCTCTCATACGTTCAAGGTGACAAGGAACAAGCGCGTAAACCAGCCGCGCCCGTTGGGGGGAAAGTTGGGGGCGATCATGTATTGGAAGGCGCGCATCATCATGAAGCGTGCGAGCGCTTCCCGTTTCGCGATGATGGCGGCGCCGACAGTCTTCGGGCCGATGACGCCGTCGACAGTCACGCCGAGCGCGCGCTGTAGCAGCCGCTTAGCTGTCAGCTGGCCCTGATTGACCGCGCAGTCGAAGACGAACAGCGACAGCGGCCACGGCATCAGATGGCAAGAGCAAACGCGCCAATAGTCGGCGAGGTAGATTTGCCGCGCGTCGTCCAGGGTAAGGCGGGGAATGTCGAGATGGGGATAGGCACGCTTGCTGATGCCGTATTTCGTTTCGCCGCCGGGGTCGACCTTTGGGTCGGGGTTTGTGTACCCGGCTTCGATGCCGACAACAATGTCGAACGCGCGCGCGAAGTAATAGTCGTCGGTCATGGTGCACCCCGGCAGAGCTTGTACCGCTGCACCACGTCAAGCGTGTACTCCTGCAAGGTCTGGCCGTCAGCCATCTGCGGCAGCGGGTCGCAGTGTCGCGCCGTTGGCGTCGTGCAGCAGCCGGCGAGCAATAAGGCAGCCGCGATAAGGGCTAGCGTCTTCATTTCTTCGGAGGCTGTGGTTGCGGTGCAGGGCGGGAAATCGCGCGATTGATGAGCGCGCGCGCTTGTTCGTTCGTCTCGTCCACGGTCTGCTTTGCAGCTTCCTTGGCGACGGCCTTTGCCACCGCTGGCGATGCCACAGCCGTGCGCTGCTTGCGCTGAATTTCGCTCGTCGTCCTGCCGACTAGGGCAAGTTCGTGCGTCAAGTCTTTGATGCGGTCTGATTGCTCGCTGATGCGCGCCGACTGTTCGGTAATGCGGTCGGTCTGTTCCTTCATGAGCGCATCCACGGCTTGCTGGCGAAGGTTGTACGCATTCGTGAGGTCTGTCACGCGCTCGGTACAGAGTTGCGACATGGACGCCTGTACGCTATGCACGCGCGAGTCTATTCGATTGATTTCGGCGTTGTCTTGCCAGGCGCGCAGCGACCAACCCAGCGCGAAGACAGCGATTAGCACAAGCAAGATGCCGAGCGGGCCATCCATGTGTGACCAAATCCGCCGCGCACGTTCCCGAAAGGCCATCATCGCTACTCCTTTGGAATCCGGTTCACAGCAACGGTGAGGCGCTGCACCTCGCGCTTAAGCTCAGCGACCTGCGCGCGCAGCTCTTCGAGTTCGCGCGTGGTTTCCGTAGCGCGATGCTCGGCAGACTCGCGCAGCTCCCTTTCCTTTACGACCTGTTGCCATGCGGTTTCATAGAGACCTTTCCAGTTCTCGACAGCAGCGGTAAGCGTCTTGAGCGCAGCCTCTTCCGACGACCCTATTTGATGGTCGAGCTTGAGCCGGGTCCACGCCCGGAAGATGAGCGCTGAGCCGACAACGAGCGTGCCGGCGATAGTGCCGAGAACCGCGCCAATGTCTTTGAAAACAAGTTCGCCACCCATTGCGCCCCCTATGCCACGATTGCGAACACAGTGCGCCGCTTGCGACCGGATGAGCCGACCATGTTTGCGGTCATGTTGTCGAGCGTGGCGCCGAGCGTGCCACTAAAGACTTCCGCACCTGATGCGCTCATCGTCGCGCTATCAAGCGTCACGGCAATGGCGCCGGTGATTGGCGGCGTGCCTTCGTCAAAACTCGCGGTGGCGTCTGCAAGCGTGGCGCCGATGGTGCCGTTAAAGGTCTCTGCCGCTGTAAAACTCGCGGTCGCGTTGTCGAGAGACGCGCTTATCGCGCCGCTGTATCCCTCGGGCGCGAAATCGAGATTGACGGAGCTGTGCGCCGGGGGCGTGTAGCTGCCGCCAGTGAAAGCAACGTTGACGGCGTCATGTGCGGGCGGCGTGTATGGCATGGCTTACCCCGGCACAATCTGATCGTAGGTAACGGCGCGGTACGTCGTCGGGTCAAAAGCGATGACGTACACATCGGCCCATACGTTGCCGCAGTTGATTGAGTAGGTGCCATCGCCCGCGCTGGTTGCCTGCCCGATATACTCGCCGGTCAGCTTCGCATAGGCGCGCACAAGCAAGCCGCCCGTTGCCACGCCGCCGACTGTGACGGTGCCTGATACCGTGCGCGCAGATGTGGCCGGCGCCTTGCCGAGCGGTTGCACGCTCGCACTCGGCGGCGCCGCCTCTATAGCGGGAAACATCACGTCTATTCGCTTCCCGACCGATAGCCCGGAAGGGTTGCCCGTATTTGCGCCGACCGTAAACGTCTTCTGCTCACTGAGCGCCCATGACTGATTTCGTACGCTGTCTGCCAGCGTCCAGTTCACGTTGTCGTCGGAATACTCTAAGTTCCACGCCGACCATAGCTCGTTCAGGAAGGACGAATTATCGTTGCGGCCATAGATGGCGTACTCGACAATATCGGCGGCGCTCGATAACTGATAGCCGATGGGACTGCTGTTTAAGTTGCTGCTGATCGCCCGCGTACTGTCATTGCCATCGAAAGCGTTCCCGATAGGGAAACTGCCTTGATAGTTCGAGCCAATAGCTGTGCCACCGGTCGCTAAGTTCGCGCCGCCCGCTGACGACCGGAGAATCAGCGAGGACACCGTGTACACACTGCCCCCGCCGTTCAATTGTGGAACAAAGCGCCAATAGACGTGCGCGGCCATGTTTAGCTCCAGGTATCCGAATATTCGGCGAGCAGTTGCCCGTACTGCCATCCGTTCGAGCCACTGGAATTCGACCGGGTATTGATGGCGATGAAAGACTTGGCCGACATGACGCCAGTACCGCTAACCTGATCGCCATGGCCGCACGGTTGAAAGTGGCAAGGAACCCAAAGCCCTTTGAAGTAGCCGCGCACATAACCGTTATGGGCGATGAACAGAGGGGCGAGCAACAGGCCGCTATCAGGGTAGTTCGGGTAACTGATAGCAGCACCCGAGCCGCCAGCCGCACAGTACCCGCTGCCAGAAGTGGTGGCTACGCCGACCAGAATGGAAGTGAACTTCCCAAAGTTGACGCTACCCGCTACACCAGTCGCGGCGCGCGCGAGGAAGCAACCGGTTTGAACCTGCGTGGTGACGTTGCTAACGCAGATTTCGCCAAGCTTCTCTTGGTAGGCGTTGTTGTCATTCTCAGCCTGCCGGCTGACGATGCAGCAGTTATAAGCGTCGCCGCTCTTGTAGCTGAAAAAGTCGCCAAACTGGAATGCTGTGGAATAGTTCGGAGCCGTCCAGTCCCCGGTATCAATGAACAGATAGAAGCATGAGCCATCAGCCACCATGTACCAGGGGCGAGCTGTTGCGTCTGCGCTTGTGGATTTGCGGCAGACTAGGCCGAACGAAGACTGCGCCGACGTTGGGAACGCATTCGTGCCAGTCGCTACAGCGGTCATCGCTTCGTAGCCGCGCATGCGCGCCTCGCGGGCAGTCGATGGCGCGTTGTCATTCACGTCCAGATAGAACCCGGTGTTGCCACTCGTCGCCATGCGATAGCTAGCCGAGTTCGTACCGCTGAATGCTTTTGTCCAGCCGGCAGCGGTCTTCGACCCGTACCCATTAACGAGCACCGCATCGAGCAGGGCAACCAGTGAGCCGACTTGACCCGTCAGCGAGGGTGCCGACGCATCGGTCGACTTGTAGAGCCGCACTGTCATTTCGGACGCTCCAATAGAAAAAGCCCCGCGTTTGCGGGGCTTCGGGTGCTAGGGATGAGTCGGTTACGGATTGCCGGCGGTAATCGTCGCTGAGGTGACGCTGACCGTGGCGCCGCTCGAAATCGCGGTGGAATTGAGATTGCAGTCGGCGCCGGACGTGCCGACGCTCATGTCTGCAATGACAGTCGAACCGTCCGATTTAAGCAGCCGCGCCCATGTGGCCGTGCCACTGGCGGACGCCGCAGCGCTCGTAATCGAGTTGAGCGTCAGCACGCCGCCAGAGGCCGCCGGGGCGAACGTCGCATTGCATGTCAGCTCAGCCAGTATCGTTGTCTCGGCGCCGCCGGTGGCCGGGCGCGTGCCTGAGTAAATGCGCAGCTTCGCGGAGCCGCCTGTCTGCGTCGTAATCGCGTCCAGCATGGCGTTACGGACAGCCGCAACAAAACCGATGGTCATGATTCCTCCTTATGGCCGCGTGCCGGCGAGCGTGAAGGCAATATCAGCTAGCGTTGCGTCAGCCGGGGCCGGCGCAGTGAGGGTGAGCAAGTCGCCAGCCGCGATGCTTGTCGATGACGTAATAGAAAGCGTGGCGACGGTGCCGCCCGCCGACCACGAAAGGGTGCCGATGCTTGTCCCGTTCTTGGCAAAGGTGAAAGCCGATGAGCCAGTCGCGGCAGCGCCGGACTTAGCTCCGCCTGGAGCACCGGACGGCAACGTCCACGCGCGCGGCGAATAGAATTTCCATACGACCTCACCGTCTGCCGGCGTGCCGCCGATGTACCCGCCAACGTCATAGACGCCGCCGGCAGCGCTTGCTACAGCGCTCGGCTGATAGCTGCGCACGTCGGTATAGCTCGACACTGTGGTCGAGCCTGTGACGATGCTATAGAGCGGGATCGAACCGGCTGGAAAGCCTGTCGTATTGACCGACACGGCGCCGGTGCTCGCGTCGGCGTAGACATAGTTTGTCGTGCTCGCTGTAAGCGTTAGGGTGCCGTTAGCGATGGCGTGTGCGGTGCTGCCGGTCTGATAGTTGCCGCCGTAGTAACCCCACGTCAGGCCGTTGCACGCGCTCGCGTGCCTGCCCCAAAGCATCGCGGGGCTGGCGGCGTCGAACAGCGCATTTACGACGACTTCCTTACTTGCCTGATTCGCCGCGATGGTGTCGAGTAGCGTCGTGCTGTTTGACATTGCATCACCTCACGATAGACGCCGTGGCGGCACGACCAACCACGCCTAAGTCACTGTTCTGGTAAATCGAAAAGCTGATGGTGTTGCCGGAGCTAAACCCATCGGCAGTGATGTTTGCTGCTGTGTACACGTAGGTTTGTGCAGCCGTCACAATGACGGTGCGCTTGACCGTTGAGCCGCTCTTGATCGTGAGCGTGTAGCTTTCCGTTTGCTGGTCGAGCGGCACGTCGGTGCCGTTGCGCCACGATGCATTGACGCGAGCGCGTCGCGTCCAAAAGAGCGAAATGTCGGACGTACTCGCTGCTGAGCCTTTCAGCGCGCGGAACATGACAGGCGCGAGCGGCTGCACGCGCTCATTGACCGGCACTAGCGTTTGTTTCGGGCCGGGTTGCGTGCCGTTGATGTTCGCTAGCCGCGCCTCAAAGTAAAGCGTCGTGCCAAGGTCGCTCGAATTGATGGCGGCGGCTACGATCTTGCTCGGGTCAAGAAGGACGAATCTGTCGCCGTTGCCGTGCGTCGTCATCGCCCATTCAGTACCCGCGACGCCACGCAGGAGGCCGCTTAGCTGGTATGTTTTCGCCGAAGTCAGCGTCGCATTGCGGAAAAAGACAATCTCGTCGCCAATGATGGCGGCGTTCGCGCCAGCGAGGAAGTTCGCATAAGTGACCGACGACAGCGAGCCAGACAGCACGCTAACCGTTACCGTGCTCAGCTCGTCGGGCTGGTTGCCGCCGGTGAAGTTCGGCAGCACGCCTAAAACTGTGCCAATCACCGACGCCTGCGATATCGCGACGAGGTCAGTAAAGCTCAAGCCGTCGCGCGAGATTTCGACAATGCACCCCGGCCACGAATCGGCGTAACCGCAAGCGCCCAGGTACAGGCCCGGCGTGGCGTCTTGATCGCGCAGCGGCGGCACGTCGAGCACAGCGAGCGCTGTAGCGCCGGCGTATGCGATCGGTTGCGGCGTGAAGCCTGCCGGCGGCGCACCGACTGCGGTCGATATGTAGACCGCCGGCAGCTCCGACACTGCGCCCCATTTCAAGACGCCTTGACCGTCATAGCTGACCGAAGTCAGGCGCACGGTGTGGCTGACGCCGTCGCCTTCAAGCGTTACAACGTCGTTCGGCTCGTACTTGAGATAGCCAAGCCGCGTCTGGAAGGTGAATTGCTCGCGCGCAAGCCACGTCGCCCACAGCAGCGATTGCGCTTTCTGCATGGCTTGATCGTCCGTGAGGACAACCGCCAGATTCGCCGCGCTTTCCTTGTTCGAGAGCGTTGTCGTGCGGAATGCCGTTTGCGTGCCGGGGTGGTAGTCCGAATGCGCGCCGATGTACGTCAGCGCGAGCGACTTCGGCAGGTCGATTTCTTGCAGGCGAATGACTTCAATCGGCGTGCTGTTGGTGTCGTCGCCGATAGCAGTCGACGCGCCAAGGTCGGCATACGCGAACGTGCCGACCGCAGCGCCGCCGCGCTTGACGAACTTAAGTTTGCCGTCCGAGTCCGTAACGTCGAAGAAATACGCCGCCATGAGCGCGGCCAAGTTGTCGCGCGGCGTCGCGTTCGTCGTGATGGCGTAGCCGATGACACGGTCAGTCAACTGGGCCACATCGTATTGCGATGGCGAAAGACCAGCCCGCGCGCAGATATCCGCGACGACGGTCGACAGTGGTATCGACGCGTCCGTCGTGGTCGCGTAGCCCAATTGCAGGTAGCTGAAAGATGCGTCCGAGTCCCCCCCGTAGCCGAACAGGATAAAGCCCGGTGATACGACTTGCATCATGCTCGGTGCAAAAGGTAGACCGGTGACACCGTCGGCAAGTTTGGTTATCACGCCGGCCACGGCATCAAAGACGTAAAGCCGACTGCCGCCGTACATGTAGATATGCCGGTCGTCCACAACGTGCCCAGCAGACGAGAAGCCGAGCCGTGTGCTATCCAGTCCAGAGCCGGGCCATGTATTGACCAGCGCGAGAGTATTCGCGTCAAACTGATAGATGCTGCCGCGCGTCGTTTCTGCGCTCACGTCTACGGCGTACAGATACGCCGACGTGACGCCCAACAGAAGCACGCAATACGTCGGAGCTGTCGACGCGACGATTTGCCCAGTCTGCCCGGCGAGCGCAAAACCGTCCGAGTCTGTAGGCATGAGCGAGCATTTGACAATCGGCCAATCGGGGCCGGCAATCGCGCAAGTAGCGTAAAGCCAGACGCCGCTCTTGATGTAGTTGCGCCCGGTGCCGGCGACCCAGCTCGGCAGACCGGCGGCGCCGAGCATGACCGTGCCGTCTGGCTTGTACCAGCCCCATACGCCGTACACGGAGTCAGGGCAGAGCATGCCGGGTTCGTCGGCCCAGCCCCCAGCCTCTGCAACCCAGTTCGGCGCGTTCGTGGGCGTCAGTCTCGCCGTGTAGCTGAATGGATTCGTAAAGCTGCTGCCGTACGGCGTGAGCTGGCCGACGTAGAGGCCTGAGTAGTTCGTCCAGTAGCCGAGGCTCATGAACGTTGCGCCCTGCGGCGTCAGGCCGCTTATCTGGCCCATGTCCTGCCCCGGCGTCTGCGTGTACGTCGACATGGTCGCGCCGGTGTAAGTGGGCGCGACGTTCGTTATGACTTCGAACGAGAATGACGGCAGATAGCTGCCCCACGGTGACAAGTCGAGTTCATTGAAGACCACGTAGGCCAAGCCCCGATGTGCCGGCACGTTGCCGATGCCTAGTGCCGACTCCATCGTCGGGTCAGGCAATTGCGTTTCGTCGCCGTTGTAGACCTTGAAGTTGTCCACCATCTGATTGCTGCCGCTGATGGCTTCGAAGTTCGACGGGTTCGAAATGTCGTAAATCAGTTTGCCGTTAGCCCAGATGCGACGCACGCCAGAAATCGGCCCTTCACATAGGCCGATGGCAAAGCTCATCGTTACTGTGGATTGCTGCGGACCCTTGCCGCCGGCGCCCTTGCCGCCGGAGGTGTGCTGCGACGGCTGGCCCGCCCAAATCAAATTGCCCCCGACACGAAACAGGCCGTACACGCGCGGGATAAATTTCCCGTATGCGCTGTCTTGCAGGCGCAAATCATTGATGCGCGGCGCTGGCGTCTTCGGAGGAAAGACTACGCCGCCGATTGCAGCGCCGATCATAAAGCCGGCTTGAATAGCCATCGGGTTGCCATAGCTGACAACCCCGCCGATGACGGCGCCGACGACGCCTAGCGCGAGCTGCCCGACCTGACCCATTATTCAACCCCAGCGATGTGATAAGCGGCGGCAATCTGCACGCGCCAGCGCTCGTCTATGCGATGCTCGATCACGCGCCTATTGATCGCGAACGCGTGAATAATCGTGTCTTGCCCGGTCACTATTGCGAGGTGGATCGGGCTGTTATTCCAGGCGAACAGCAGCACATCAGCGGGGCCAGCCACCGCGACCGGTATCGGCTGCATCAGCCGATTGCAGTGCTCACGCAGCGAGACCCCATCTGGCCGGCGCTCATAGTTCGTGAAGTCAAAGTCGATCAGGCCGAGCGCGCGCGCTGTTCCCAAGACGAGGCCGACGCAATCACACGCAAGACCTTTAAGGCGGCCTTGATGCTGCCACGGCGTGTGTAGCCATGTGCGAGCCTCGCCGACGAACTGGTCGCGCGTAATCATTTGCTTTGCGGGCGCAGGATCGTGTCGAGGCCGGGTACATACGGCTCGCCGCGAAAGTTGACGACGTTGTTAAAGCGGTTCTTACAGGTGCCGAAAGTGCGGTCGCAACCGGCGCTGATGGTGTAGGTATCCCCCGGCTCGACCGGGAACGGAAACGGCAGGGCGACAGTAACGAAGCCCGGCGCGAACGCCTTTACCTCTGCGCTGTACCCGGCGTTATCGCCGCTGGTGAATGTCACCTTGCCGTATGCGAAGTAACCGATTGAATAGCTGTACGAGAGGAAAAGCTGTTTCGTCGCGTCGCCACTATTGAACGTGTAAGTACCGTCGCCGGCCACGCTGTATTGCTTGCTGCCGGGCGAGCCGGCGACTTGTGTCCATGCCGAGCCTGCCGCGTCCTTTACGCTCAAGTTCGCAACGAAAGCGCCGCCAGTCGGCGGCACGACTTTGATCGTGTACGGCGCCGTCGTGGGAATCGTGCGGCCTGTCGTGTCGGCAAAGTCGACGGTCGGGCCGGTCTGCGTCAGGCTCGGGTCCGCCCAGGTGTAGGCGTCCGTGACCGTGTCGACAGTGCCGCTAGCAGTCAGCGGCCCGAGCGCGACTTTGCAGCGTGAATCGCCGAGTGTTGCGCGACAGCTCGCGCCGTAGAGTTCGCCCGATGGCTGCTGCATCAGTTGCGAGAGCGACCGAATTTCAACGCGATACTGCCCGTTAAGCAGCGTCACCTGCCCCAAGACGCCAGACGCGAGCACGGCCTCGCCCATGCTCAAATCGGCGTAGTTGACGAGCGAAATAGAGACCGTGGCGTAATCCCACACGCCTGCCTCAAGGTCGACTTTCGTTACGGGGCTTAGCTCAAAGATCGCGGAGAGTTCAAGATTGCCGGTCGACAGGTCCGAACTCGTTTCGACTTGCGAATGCGTATAGCCGCCTGTCGACGTGTACGTCAGACCGCTATAGGTCACATCGCGGTCAAGATCGGTAAAGCCGAATACCTGACCATCCCGCCGCGTGACTTTCCACAGCGTGCAAATGGTCTGCACGTCGCCGGCAAGATGCGCGGCGAGCGGGGCAGATATCGAGCGCATGACTAGACCCGGATTTCGATGATCGGGACTGAACCCCAATCGACAAGTAGCTCGCCGTTGGAGCCGCTACGGTCCACGATTTGCTTTTTCATCTCGTCAATATCGAAGCGAACAGGCACGTCGAACTGGCCCGCCCACGTCAGCACGTCCGAGCTTTGCGGATAGAGTTTCGCCGCGCCACCGGTGCCGGTGTTGCCGGTAGTGTTCGCCGCGATGGTTATTTGATTCGTGCCGACCGCTGTGATTTGCCACAGCTTGCCGTTTAGCGTCGTGCCTAGCGTGCCGCTAACGCTGCTCACGCCGACGTACTTGCCAACGGCTGCGCCAGTGAGCGCCGCCCCGAAGCTAAGCACCGTCACTGCACCAGGTGTAAAGCCGGTGATGTTCTGCGACGCGTCGGCGCCGAACGTCACGAGGCCGGTTGAGGTGTCGAGCGAATATTGGCCGGCGCCACCGCCAGCAGTCACCGGCGCCGCATTGCGGAAGAGCTGCGCAGTGCCGACGACAGGCTTTGTGATGGTGCGCAGCTCACTGAGGGCGCCGCTAACGTATGCCTTGCTGAGCTGAAAGACGCCCGGCGTGACCGTCGACGCAATGACGCCGTTTGCAGTCGTCACGCTGTAGTCAGTCCAGTCCTTGATGCGGAAGCCGTGCGCGCGGCCTTTCATGACGCGAAAGAACGCGTCGATGGCGGCAGTGTCGGCGACGCTCATCAGGCGGCGGCCCACTTCGAAATGGCAGCGGGGTTGCGTCCATGCGATAGCGCGCGATTCCCGGCCCGAGTGCACCGGCGTAACGACCGTCATATAAGCCGGCCCGACAGTCGCGCCGAACGCGATGTTGTCGGGAAAACGGGGGGATTCAAGGAAAGCCATGTTTAGGTGTTCCTCGCTTGCGAAATCGACGCGTGACGCATGATTGCCGCTGCCTGCTGCTGCGCGCTTTGCCGCGTCGTGCCCGGCGGTACGTTGATGTGCATGTTAAAAATTGACTGGCGGCCACCGCCGCCGCCGGCTTGCATCGGTACGACGGTGCCGCCTTGCTGGCCGGCAATCAGAAACGTGCGGTTCGCGACGTTCAGCAGCTCGGGGCCGTTCTCCGCGACTTCGTAGAAATGGCCGGGCCGCACGTCGCCACCATCGGCCATGCCGCCGCCCCACATCTTCGAAATGAACGAGACAGCAGTCCCTATCCATGAGTCGGAGCCGTCTGCGCCCTTCGTCTGGAATAGCTGTTTCGCAAAGGCGTTCGCGGCAAGCTGCGTCAGCGTGCGGGTGATGCTGCCGGCGAAGTCGTTCACGGCGTCCTTGAGCGACTTCGTGTGATTAACCATGTCGGTAAGCATCGTCGCGAAGCCGCCCGAGAATGCTTCGCTGAGCTTGGTAGAGAGCACGTCCGCGCTGGCTTCGAGCTGCTTAACCTGAATGTCGAACTGTTGCGCGAATTGCAGCATCTTGGGGTCGCCCGACTGCATCGCGATTTCCGTCATCTTGTCAGCGATGGCGCCGAGTTCGCGCGCAGCGTTCTGGCGCGCAACGCTCGTACGCGCGAGCGCTTCCATTTCATTCATCGCGCCTGTTTGCGCGCGTACAGCGTAGCCATCCTGCGCGATGTTCAGGCGGTCGATGACCTGCTGCGCCAGTGCCTTTTGTTCGTTTAGCTCGCCCTGCGCGATGGTGAGCTGCCGGGCGCGATCAATGTCGGCGGCAGTCTTGTCGTCGCCGCGCAAAAAAGCCTGCTGCGATAGCCTGGCATGGGCGCGGTCAAACGTGGCGGCGGCATTCTCGCCAAGACGGCCTTGCAGCTTCGCGAGTTCGCTATTCAGCTTCTCGACTTCAATCCGATAGGCTTCGGTGTCGCGCGCCTGTTGCGGCGTCAGCTCGTTGAGCTTTGACAGGCTTTCCGCGATGGCGCGGTTCATCCTGTCCTCAAGCTCTTTCGCCTTGGTGGTGGCGTCAATGCGTGTCTTCGCATCGCCGGCACGCTGCGCGTACTGCTGCGTGAGCGCTATCTCTTGCTCATAGTTCGCGCGCACTTTGGCGATGTGCTCTTCAATCGCATTGCGCTGGCCTTGATAGTAGTCCGCCGATGAAATCATGTCGGCGCGGTAGTGATTCGCCAGCATGCGCTCACGCTGCTTGAGCAAATCGTCTTCGCGCTTAATGGCGTCTTCAATGGGGCGAAGCTGCGCGTCCAGATTCGCCTTGTCGATGCCCGCTGCTTTCGTGTCCTTGAAACGGTCATTGATGCCGGCGAGCGCTTTGTCATACGCGCCGCCAGAGAACTTGAACCCGGTTTCCTCGCTGCCGCTGACCTTGACGCCCTTAAGCATGGGCGAGTTCGGGTTAGCGACTGCGAGCGCTGAAAAGTCTTGCTGTAGCTTCGTGATTTCCTTCTGTTTCGCGTATGACTTGTCGAACTGCACGCGCAGCTTTTCAAGATCATCGGCCGCCTTAATTGCCGCTGACTGCTGGCGCGCAATCGACGCCTGCCGCGACGCTTGCGAGTTCTCTAGCCGCTGCATCTCGCGCAAGTTCGCTAGCTCTTGCTCGTTCTCGCGCGTCCAGACAGTTGCATTGGTGCCGGCAGTGTCAAAGCGGCGCTGTGCTGCCGCACGCTGGCGCTCTAGCGCTTCGATTCGGTCGCCTGTAGTCTCGGGTCGACCGATGGCTTTCATCGCCTCCCAGGTGCCGCTAATCGCTGCCTTGACCCCGAGCCACATACGCTCGATGACGCCGAGCTTTTCTTTCGACACGTCGGCGAATCGGTTATGCAGCGCTTCAAGGTTGAGCATCAGCGCCTGCTCAGTGCGCCCGGCGTCTTCAAGTGCCTTGATGCGGTCGTACGTCGCCGCAGTCATGTAGTGCATGCTGCGGTTATGCTCTGCCGCCCACTTGGCGACACCATCAGTCATCTTTGCGTAGTCTTTCGCTACGTCTTCGACCTTCTCGCCGCTGACGCGGGCATAGGCAATGATGCCTTCGGCGGCGGCGCTCATCTGCTGCCGCGTAAAGGCGCCGGTCGAAACCAGCGCCTGTATTGCTTCGCGCGATGCGCCGACAGTCGACTGCGTCGACTCGGCGACGCGCTTCGACATGTCATTAAAAGAGTCCGCAGTCATCCCGGCATAGTTGCCGGTTAGCAATAGCGACTTGCTGAAAGCCTCCGCCTCTGCATGACCCTTGTACATCGCGAACGCTAGCCCGCCGACTGCCGCAATCGCGAGATTGACCGGCGTAAGTAGCGCGGCAATGTAGGTGCCTACGCCCTTGATAGCTGGCCCGATGCCGCCAAACATGTCTTTCAGTTGCCCGCCTTGCTGCGTAAGCACCAACAGCGGATTCTGACCGCCGGCAAGCTGCGTGACTATGTCCGTCATCTGCGCCGGCACCATGCGCATGGCGTTTGCCGCTTGCGCTGCCGATACGCCGACACGCCCGAAAGCCACTTCGGCATTGCGCATGCGGTCGGCAAATTGCGAAGCGTTCGCCGCGCCGCCGGCTTCGACCGCGCGCGAGATTTGCGCAATCTGTGACTCAATGCGCTTGACCCGATTGGCGACGACGCTCTCAGCCGCGCCCATGTCGGTATCAAGGCGCGCGACGTTCGCCTGCAGCTCAATGATGAGAGAACCGAGGGACATAGCTAGACCTTTCGCCCGAAGACGGCAGTAAGAATCAGCGCGGATTGCTTTTGCGGGTCGTCAAGCAAGACCGGTTTGTCAGGCTCACGCGGCAGGAACGGCATGAAGTGCGACGGCTGGTAAGGCTCTGGCAGCGCCACAGAACCATGATTCGCCGCAGCGGACGCGATAATGCCGGCGCGCAAATCGGCGCGACCCTCGCCGAACGGGTCGATGCGGTCGAACGCCATCCACTCGGCAAGTTCGGCGCTGTCGATCACGGCGAGCAATTGCCTTACGGTCATGCCGAGCGCGAGCGCGAGACGAAAATAGAAACGCCGCTCGGGGCGGCGCTCTAGTTTTTTTGCGCTTCCTCTACGCTGTCATTGCCGAGGCCGTTGATGCGCTGCGCGACCTTAAACAAGCGTTCCAGGGCAGTGGCGCTTTTTGCGGCCAGCGCTGCAATCTCCGCTTCGCTGGTGAAGAGTGGTTCGCCGCTCTCATCGACCAGCGTCGCCGCGACGAGCTTCGCGCGCATGTTCGTCAGGTCTGCGACGCGCTGCCCGTTCTTGAAGCCGACCATACTTGCCTCGTATGCGTCGCGCGCTGTCCCGCTCATCATCCGAATGATGACCGAGCCGCCCCACTCGGGAACGTCGACGGTTTCGGTCTTGATATCGTCTGCGGTGAGGATTTGCTCTTTGCTCAGCATGGAACGCCCCTTACGCATAGGTCACAGGACCGGTGATGATGATATTCACGCTCGCCGAAACGATCTTGTCGACGCCGCCATCCCACGGGAACGTTTCAACGAAGCCCGAGAACGTCGCCGTCTTGCCGTTCGGCAAGGTCAGCTTGTAATTGGCGAGCGTCGCGGCAGCCTTGTACTCCTGCAACGCCACTTGGCCGGGGTCGGTCGCGTCCACGTCCACATCGAAGCCGAACGAGCCGGGGTCAAAGAGGCCAATGCGGAACTCTTTCGCAGTGCTCGACAGGTTCGTCGCGTCGAGCTTCGCATTCTTGCCGTCGAAGCCTTTGATGGTCTTGAAGTTGCCGATACCCAGCCATGCAACAGGCGTGGCTGTGCCGCCGCTCGTGTACGCGGCGCCGCCGGTCGTATCAACGTCAACGGCGAAAGTGTTCGTCGTCTTGTTCTTAACGACGAGCTGCAAGCCGTTGAGCACGGTCGTGCCGCCGATGCCGGCCAGCGTCACCACATCGCCGTTATTGAAGCCGTGCGCGGCGGCGGTGAGGATGGTCGGATTGCCAAGCGCAATGCCGGTGATGTTCTTGGCAGCGCCGTTGCCGCTCGATACTTGAAGCGTCGAGCCTTGCGAGGAAATAGCGGTGGTTGGCATTTCGCTTTGCTCCAAAAAAAGAACGGCCCGCACGAGACGGGCCAAGGGGGGCGGGGTGATGCTTAGTAGTGCCAGACTGAGTAATCGAGCACGACGCGATAGAGCATTACGTCTGGCTCGTATTCGTCGTTTTCGAGGTTGAGCACGTTCTGTACAGCCCATGCATGCATGAGCGCGCGAACGCTTCCAGCGAGGGCGACAGCCTGTGCATAGGTGTTCGCCCACACGTCAATCTGGAAGCGGGTATTAGCAATCGGCGGAGTGCCATTGCCGGCGAGGGTGTTCTCGACGGTCTCGGCGACGCGCTGATAGACCAGGTACGGCGGCGCGGCGTTCTGCGCGGCGGTCATCGGGAAGATTCCGCCAGACGCAACGCCACTAAGCAGCGTGGTTAGCTGTTCCTGTATCGACGGCATAGGTAATGCCCAGCTTGCTCGCCTCGCGCGGGATGCGCTCGCGTAGGTATTGCTCGATGGCCTGAATCGCCGCGTTTTTCTTCGCTTCAAATGCAGGCCGCATGAACGGCTGCGCCGGGATAAAGCGGCCCGGCGGCGCTGCGTACTTCGCGCGATGCGCCTTGCGTGTGCCGGTCGTGCGCGGCGGTACGTACCAGTGCCCGAACTCGACCCATTTCGCGTAATGGGCGTCAAGGTTCATGACACGCTTACCGCGCCGCTTTGCGCGCTGGTCTTTGCCTTGACGAACACCGACCAGCACCGTTTGCACGATGGCGCTAGAGCGCTCGGGCGCATGCGTCTGATAGATGGCACGCTTTAGCCGACCGGGGTCGACGCGCTCGTCAGGTGCGCCGTACTTGCCGGGCTGATACACCGGCGCGCGGAGCGCCGCCTCTTTGCGAATGACAGCGGCGCCGGCATTCACAGCGCCGCGAAGGATGTTCTTTGCGATGTTCTGCGGCAGCGCGTTTAGCGCGTCGTTTAGCTCGCGCAGACCTTTAACGTACTGGTCAGCCATCATTCATCCCCTCTGCCGCCAACAGCTCAATCGTGCGATTGGCTTCGTCAAGGTTCATTGACGCCTGAATATTGAAAGTGCGGGCGCCGTAGACCACGCGATACGCAGCGACGACACGCGGGTCGGCGAATATCGCGTCGTAACGCACGGTGATGCGGTGAGACACTTCGGTCGACACCGACATAGCGGCGATGCGCTCATTCCCGGCCAGAGGCTCGACGTACGCATAGACTTTCTTTACGTCAGTCCAGGTCGTGACCTGTTGCCCGAACCCGTCTTGCGATGTGCCGCGCTGCTGAATCGTGATGAGCCGATTCAGGGTGCCAGCCCGTATGCGCGCTGTCATGGCAGGGAAATCCGGTAGGGGTCCAGCAGGCCATCAATGAACGGCAATTCTTTGATGCCGCCGTGAGTCAGAAACGCGACTTCCTCGCGGTTCTCGTACAGCGAGCCGAGCCGAATCAGAATCCAGTTACGCAGGCCTTCGGGCACGACGCCGATAAAGTTCGAGCCGCTGCCGTTGTCGGTGAAGACGACCGGCACCCCTTCAAGGTCAGTCAGCGTGTAGACGCTTGCCATCGCTGAGCCGATGAGGTAGTTCGTTTGCGCTTGCAACCCGGCAGGCAGTGCGCCGCCGGAGTTGTAGAACTGCACCACAGCGCCGACCGGATAAGAAACCGGGCCGCTAATCCTGAATGTGCCAGACGACGCCGCTACGACGCTCACAGGCGACGCGTAGCCCGCGTTATAGGTCACGCGTACTGCGCCGCTCTCCGGGCGCGCTACGGGCCAGATTTCGCCAAAGCGCGGCGTGATGATGCCCGGCAGCATAGCGTTCTGGACTGTGTAGACACTCGCGTCGAGCGTTTGCAGCTCGCCGGCCATGTCGAGGTATTCGACTTTGACCACGTCGACCACAGGCGCGCGCGGCAGAACGATTGCGCTCGGCGGGATAGACACGACGCCACAAGCCGCCGGTGCCGCACCTGGAACGGGAAAGCGGTCAATGATGTACTGATAGCGCGCGTGTAAGAGCTGCTGCCGCGTCTTCTGTTCTGCTGCCTGACGAGCGCCGGCAAGCATGCTGCGGATAATCGCGTCTTGGCCGTCGTCTGTAACGCGCAAATGCAGCTTCGCGTCGGCGAGGTTGATCGGCTCGCCGCTTGGCGCTTGCACAAGGATTTCGGGCATACAAAAAAGCCGGGGCTTTTGGCCCCGGCCCTCTCTCTGCTGCGCTTCCGCGTTAAACGATCTGCGCGACGCTGGCCGCCGCGCTCGGCGGACCCTGACGCGCGCCGACACCCAGCAGCACGCCAGCAGTGAGCGACGCTGCGGTCCCCACGGTCACCGAAAGGCGAACGAAGGAGAAGCCGTTATTAACGTCGAGGTCTTGCGGCAGGAAGTTGATGAGCGCTTGGCGGTTGTTACCGCCGCCGGCTGCAAGCTGCGTGATGGACTTGCCGCTAACGTCCTTCGCGCCGGTGCCCGAACTGTCCTTCGCCTGCTGAATCTTGGCGTCGACGGTTGCGCTCGCACCGAATGCGCCGACCGCCACAAGCGCCAGAAAGGCGTGGTAGTCGTCGGCAGACACCCATGCGGTAGTGGCGGCGCCGGCGCCCTGCGAGGCAGGGTCAATCGTGCCGATAACCGCCTGATACTCGGTAGGTTTGGTAAACATGGCTGGTTTCTCCCAAATGAAGCGGGTTAGCGGGCGCCGAGCTGGATGAACGGCGAAAGCGTATTGCTACCCTTCGCCTGCACAATCGCTGCCGAAATCTTCGGCTGGCCGTCCACGCGGAACGTTGCGCGGAACGCGGTTGCGTCGGCGTCGAAGTAGAGATGCATCGACGTTGCCATCTGCACGCCGCCTGCTTTCGTGAGCGTCCGGTAGTAGCTCATATCAACCAGCGCGATATCGCCCTGCGAGCTGAACGCGGCGGCGTGCTGGCTCACAGTGATGGGGCGCCCCATGAGCGTGCCGTACGGCGAGCCTTGAGCGCCGGCAGACACCGGCAGATAGATCGGGTAATTGCCGAGCGTCAGACCGAACAGCGCCGGCAGCGCGTCGGGCGTGATGAGCCACAGCGATTTCGGGAAGCTACCAGGTGGAAGGCGGGCGATCATCTTCGTGATGTTCGCGAGCTGCACCGTCGACGCGGCCTGACCGGATTCCTTCGCCACGACCACAGCGGCAGAACCCGCGAACGCGCCTTGCGGCTGACCGGCACCGCTGCCGAAGAGAAGCGACTCGTTCGTCTTCCAGCGGATCGAGCGCGCCATCAGGCCGGGCAGGTACGACTGCAACGCGCTGGTGTCTTCCAGCAGCTCGTCAGTAACCGGCACCAGTGCCATGAGCTTATGCAGCCGCATGCTGTCGACACTGAATTTCGGTTTCGTCGCAGTCGCGACCGACGCTTCGGCTTGCCAGTAGGCTTGCACGCCGTCAGTGCCCCACGGCGTCGACTCGTCCTTCGGGAAAGTCATCCCGTTGCCCCGAACGTTGACATTGTCGGTCAGCGGCAGCAGGGCATCGTCTTCGAGCGACAGCGTAAAGATGCTGCTGGCGAATTCGGGAGGGATGAGATAGCCGCCATCGGCGCCGCTCGCTTCGTTCGCGTAGGTGCCGGGCGCTGCCGCGCCAATCAGCAGACGACGGTCGGGAATGCTGCCGCCGCGCGAGGCGGCGCGGACCACACTTGCGAACTCGCCGAAGCTCTGAAAGCCACGGCGCGGGTCTTGCTCGACGTTCTCTTCGACGGTCACGCGTGCGTCATCAGCCGCCGGGATGACGGCAACGCTGCGTTCAGCTTCGATAAGCGATTCCTCGCGGGAAATCTGCGCGCTGAGGCTGTCGATTTGCGCGCGCAGCTCGTCGTATTGCTTCGCTTCCTCTTCGTTGAGGTCGCGCTCGTCGGCGGCTGCGGCGTCAACCAGCTTGCGAGCTTCGGCGACAGCCTGTGCCTTGCGTTGCAGCAGGGCGCGGAGTTTCTTATTCATGATGCTGGCTCCAGAAATGAAAAAACCCGCACTCGGCGGGTTCTGTGTACTGCGCTGGTTTCGGCCAAAGGGCCGGGAGGTGTCGCCCCATAGGGGGCAATTCGTTACATGCCTAACAGGTCGATTTCGCGGCGTGCGAGCGCCGTCGCGCGCGTCTTGCTGCCGCTGCCGATGGCCTTCGCCATGCGGCGGACGACTTCGTCAAAAGTGGCGACGCCGTCGACCATGTTTTCGGTTCGCGCCGCGTTCGCGCTCAGCACGCGGCCTTGGCCCATGCCTTCGCGCACGACTTGCACCGTCACGCCGCGATTACGCGCTACAGCGCGCGTAAAGGCGCCGTAATAGCCGTCGACACGCTCCTGCATTGCTGTGCGCGCTGCGTCGTCAAGCGGCGCGTATGGATTGCCTTCTGTCTTGTACTTGCCTGCCGACACAAGCGTCGTCTTCACGCCCATTGCGTCGAGCGCTTTCGAGTAGTCCTCATGCGCGGCATAGACACCGATCGAGCCAGCCTCGCCACCTGGAGTAATGAAGAATTCGCCGGCGGGCGATGCGAGCCAGTACGCAGCGCTCGCGGCGAGGCTGTTCGCAATGGCGGTGATTGGCTTTTGTGAGCGGGCGCGGTAAATCTCGTCGGCAAGCTCTTGCACGCCGTACACGCTGCCGCCGGGGCTATCCACGTCAATCAGGATGCCGCCGACCGTGTCATCGGCGAGCGCGGAGCGGAACGCTTGTGCAAAGCGCTCAGTGCTCATCGAGCCGGGGCCGCTCAAGTCGTCGGCCATGTTCCCGCGCTGGGTCACGATGCCGTACATCGGCAAGACGGCGATTGCGCCATTCCCGGCGCGGTTCGCGCTCTCACGCCGCGCCGCCACGGCGGCAGCGTCAGCGCGCACGGATTCCATCACTTCGGCGCTCGCCGGCTGGCCGAGATGCCAGCGCGCGAGCACCGACGCCGCCGCGCTTAAGCGCTCGGGCATCAGCGCCCACGGCGTAGCAAGGAACTCGGAAATCAAAAGTTCGCGTTTCATAGCTTGCCCCTCAGTGCTAGACGTTCAAGGCGTGATTCGGTGAGCGCTTCAAGTTCGCCGTTGTAGAACGTCTTAACGTCTTTCATGTAGTCGAGCTGTTCGCAGCAATAAGCAACGGCAGATTCGACAGGGACGTTAAGCGCTGCTGCGACGAACTTCGCATGCTTCGCATATGCATCGGGTGCGCGCTCATAGAACGTCGGCCCGATGAGCGTTTCCAGCATCGCCATTTCTTTACGCGCGACACGCGCTGCGGTCGCTGTCGACAGCGCAACGAGCCGCGCGTCGGGGTCTGGCTGCACCTGGTCGGGCGGCTCGGTCGCTGGCGGCTCGTTCGGCTGCTGGCCTGTCTGGTCGGGCAAGTCTTCGGCTTCGCTCTCTTCGACCATGTTTAGCGGGCGAAGCGGCTCGTCCAGCCCTTCGAGCGGGTTAAGCGACTCCATCACGCGCGCCTCATTGCGCGTCATCCACCCATCAAGAATCCCGTTGTGGTAGTAAGTCGAACGCGCTTGCGCGTCGCCGCGAAGCAGCGCCGTTACGGGAAACTCGACATTAAGGTCGGTGTCCTCTTCAAGAAAGGTGTAGCGAATCGCTTCCTCCCAGCGCACCAGCCAAGGCCGCAGGGTGTTCGTGACGTACTCCAACGCCTGTTGCTCGATGTTCGAGAACGTCGCGCGCTCTAGGTCGCCGATCATGTGCGGCGGCACGCGGAACAGCCGCGCAATCTCGCTGATAGAGAACTTCCGCGTCTCTATGAACTGCGCGTCATCGTTGCTGACTTTGACCTCATGAAACTTCATACCTAGATCAAAGATCGCGACCTTGTGCCGGTTCAACCCGCTTTGCTGATCCTGATAGCGTTCGCGGAACAGGCGCCGCTGTTCGTCGTCTTTGAACTGGCCGGGGTACTCGATCCAGCCCGGCGGGCGCGCGTCGTTCAGGAAAAACCGCATCCCGTAGTCTTGCGCCGCGATGCCGGCAGACAGTGCTTTGCGCGCGCACTGAATCGGGCTGTAACCGCAGACACCGTCGCCGCTCAGGCCGCGCACATGGAAGACTTCGCCGCGCGTCAATACAAGTTCGGTGCCGTCGAGCTGGCGATACCGAAACCGCCAATTCGTGTCCGACAGCATTTCAATGGTCGTGCGGTCGGGGTGCATCGGAATGAGGTCCGTAACGTCGCCGCGACGGTCGCTGACGATGTGCGCATAGGCATTGCCCCGCAAGGCTAGATGCCCCTGCATCATTTCGCGGAACTCCATTGGGTTCTGAAACGAGTTGGGCCGGCGCGCGAACAGCCGATAAAGCCAGTGCTCGCGCATGCGTTCCTTCGCGCCGTCGTCACCCTCGCGGTACAGCATGAAAGGCAGAGTCGAAACGCCCTCAGCGAGCACGCGCACGCATGCATAAACAGCCGTGAGCTGTAGCGCCGACTCGCTGGTAATGGGGCCGCCAACGCGTGAGGGAACCGGCTCAAACCAGAAATTGCCCCACGGCGAGCGGTCCCCGTTTTCGCTGGCCTCGGCACGAATGGAGAGGAACATTTAGCTATTTCCTACGCGCCATTGCAGCGCCGAAGATGGTCAAGGCAATGACGAGCGCCCCGACTGTTGTCAGTGCGGCGGGCACACTGACGAGCGCGACGCCTGCACCGACCAGCGCGAGGCCGATAGCCAGCGCGAGGTTATAGGTAATGGCAGTCATAGAAAGCTCATCGAGTAGTTGTCCGGCATGACCGGGTAAAGCTCGGTACCGACGATGGCGCGACCGGCGCCCATGATGAGAGCCACCGGGCCGTCGATCTTGTTTTCGGGCTTTTCCTTGCGCGGATAGATGTTTTCCTTCGCATCCTCTTTGGCGACGACGTTAGCCATCATCCAATTGAGGACCGGGTTACCGTCGTGATGAAAGCGACCGGCCTTCACAGCGGCGCCGATTTCCTTCATGCCAGGCGACATGTTCTGCACCGTCTGCCGATACTCGACAACGGTCGCACCGTCTTTCGCTAGCTGGTGCGCGAGCTGCGTCGCGCGCCAAGGGTCATAGATGACCTCTTTCACCGCGAACCGCTTCGACATGTCCCGCACGTCTTCGCGGATCATGTCGAAGTCGATTTCGGCGCCATCAGTAGCCGTTAAGTACCCCTGTGCAACCCACTTGAGGTACATGTGCTGATTGAGCTTGTTCTCTTCGATGGTGTCTTCGGGCAGGTAGTAGCGCCCGAATGCGTAGTAATGATCTAGGCCGTTGAGCTTGCGGCGGAAGAGTTGCACGAATGCGCAAATATCGTTCTTGCTTGCGAGGTCGAGAATGAACCAGCAGTCATCGCCGGCAAACTCGTCAATCGTTAGCAGCGGGTCGGCGCATAGCTGCCATTGCTGCATATTCATCCACGCTGCGCGCGCTGAGCACCAGACGTTGAGGTGCTTCGTCTTGAAGCGGTTCGCCCCAATCGGGTTCATGACTGCGCGCCGCTGCTGCATGAGCAAAAAGTCTTCGAACACAGAGACGCCGAAATTCGGATTCGCCTTGCGCAAGACCTTCGGGTCGGCCCAGTCGTCGCCCTCGTCAATCGAAAAGATGATGCCGAAAAGCTCGTCGTTCTCAATGACGCCGTCGAGCACGCGCTTAAGCTCTAAGTGCTTGTCGTAGCAGGGGCCGCCGATGTTGTAGCCGCTCGTCGTGATGATGACCGTTAGCGGCTGTTCGCGCGCGCCCATGCCGGTCTGCATCGTGTCGATAAGGTCGGGCGTGTCGTGCTCGTGGAACTCGTCAATAATCGCGCACGACGGCGATGCACCATCACCCGGCTTGCCAATCAGCGGTTCGAACTTCGAGCCGTCAGCGTCGCAAACGATGGCTTTGGCCCACAGGTCGAGCTGCGCAGCTTCCCTCAGCTCTGGCGTGCGCTCGATCATGAGCCGCGCCGGCTTGAAAACTTCCCATGCCTGTTTCTCGGTCGTCGCGCCGCTATACACCTCCGCGCCGAACTCGTTGTCGCATGTCAGCATGTACAACCCAATCACAGCGCCGATGACTGACTTCCCGTTCTTACGTGGTATCTCGTCGTAAATCTCGCGGAAGCGCCGCATCCCGTCTTTCTTGCGCACCCAGCCGAAGGGCACCGCGAGCACGAAGCATTGCCAGCCCTGCAACGCGATTTTCTGACGCTGAGCGGCCCACTTGCCTTTGGTGTGCGGCAATTGCTCAGCGAACGCGCAGATACGCTCGCCGGCCGCCGCGTCGAACATGTACGGATAGCGCGACGAGCTGCACGCCTTTTCCAAGTCGCCCAGGTGACGGGCGCACGCGAGCCGCACGTATTTGCCGGCGGGAATCTTTCCCGCGACCACGTCGCGCGCGTACTTGTGCGCCTTATCTACATGGGGGCAACGAGTAGGCATTTGCAGTTGAATATACGGCCATGAAAGATCGTTCTAGACCTGGCCGGTGAGTGGGGTACTAGTTGTTTGTGTTGCCTGCAGGATGCGCCAACATTGGGATCCAGTAGACGCGGCGACGCATGAAGCATGGGATGCGTTGGGGCACGCCGTGTGTCATACTCGACGGCTCTTCAGCGAACAAACAACCCACCGAACTATGGACAGAAGAACGGCGTTTTTGGACACCTTGTGTGGCGTCGGAATTGTGGAGCGTCCTCTATGAGCCAAGCAAAGCGCTGGGAAACGCTAAAAAATTACGAGTCATTCGAGCTGGTCAAAAATGATTATTTCGAGCGACACGGACGCACGCCTAGCACCGCACACGCCCGAGAAATAGCTGCGGCTTTTTCGCACTCGCGTTCGTACTTCGCTGCCGCTCGCGAAGCTGAACAGACGGTGAAGCCACTGCTGTTGTACTACGGGATTGTCAGTATTTCGCGGGGTATGACGTTGGCATTGACACGGGGGCTACGAGAAGCTGCCTTGGCACCAGCCCATGGACTTTCAGTCAAGAGTTGGAACGACGAGCTGAGCAAGGATAACCCTGATTTTTCAGTGCTCGCTGTGGAGGTAAATCAGACCGGCTCTTTTCTCGATCTCGTTCAGGCCACGGGCCATCGCTCTCTTCTGAGACACAATAACTCTGGAGTGAACTACCATCACCACAACCCGCCGATAACGCCGCAGTCACAGTACACGTTGGGAGAAATCTTAGCTCGGCTGCCTGCATTGCAAGACCACTATCGCCGATGGCAGGCCACCTCCGCGTGCTGCAATTTTCAAATGCAGGTCTTGAACGAATCTAACGAGGTTATGTTTAAGGTCCTTCGGTTCGCTTATCTGCCGCACATCACGCGAGATTTCTCTGATGCAATGTTTCAGAACAGCGGGTACTCGTTTCATAGCGAAAGTCCCGACTTCTTTGCGTACCGTGGCCCGAACGACCAGAAAGTGATGCCTGGAATGACCGACTTTGCCAGTCATTGGAACATTGGCGATGTCTGGCTAACTCGCCGATATCCGAAAGGTTCAAACCTCTCCAGCGTAGCCACCCTGTTCCTGCTCTCCTACGTGCTAGGCATGCTCGTGCGGTATTTCCCAACAAAGTGGACAGCGCTCGTAAGGAGTCAGATTGGCGATGCCGCATTGCCGACAATCGCAGCCGCCATTGATGCGATTGAAAATGAGTATCCGCGGCTGGTATTGGATTTCATGCTCGACAAAGAGCGGTAATGGGGCAATCCCGTGGCGCCCATTCTGGTCGCTACTAATTGCGCCTGCCCTCAGTCAACTCCGAAGATCGGCGATGAATCTTTTTTTCCCGCCTACGGGGCGCGCAGATTGCTGCCATCAGCATCACCCATCCCCACATGAACAAAGCCAGCAGCGGCATCATTTCTGGCCTCAGCGGTTGTTTTTGACGAGGTCAGAAAACGGGTTCTTATCCGGTTTCTTTGCCGCCCCGGTCACGCGCGACCGACTCGACGGCGTCATCCCGAATTCAACGAGTAACTTCGTCATTTGCTCGAACGCCTTGTTGGCGATAGCTAGAAACGGCGATTGCACCGGGTAGCCGCTAGGCGCCTTCACCACGGCGCCGTACTTGACGACCTGCTCGTTTGCGTCTTTCCAGCGCGCGAACGCCTCGCAGTACAGCGCGAGCGCTTGCGCGTCCATCTCAGTCAGCACGCCCGCGTCATCGAGCTGCCGCGCGATCATGGGCCAGTGCTTCGCCGCTTCGGGCGACAGCCACTCTGGCATGGCCGCGCCGGCGTCCGGCTGCGGTTCAGTCTCTGGCAATGGGCGCCTGCCGGGATTTCCCCGAACGAGCTTGAGCGCGGTCGGTGTCGGTTTGCGTCCTCTCATGATTGCCTCTGTGATGGAGCGTGACGGTAGGCGCTACCCCTCCGCTGTACCGGTGGACCCGGCCATCGCTTGCTTGTCACGCGTAATCGGTTCGCTGCGCTTCGGGTACGGCAGCGCTAAGTGTTCCAGGCGGAGCCGCATCTCTTTGTCGAGCGGCAGCAGATAGCGGTATTTCCCTTCGGACTTGCGCTGCGGCAGCTTCGAAGGGTCCGCGACCCGGCGCGAGCCGCCGAACGCGCCGCCGCTCACCTCGCGGTTATGTTTCCACCTGCCTTCGTGGTAGAACTCGCGGCAAACTGCCGAGCGCCCCGCGTATATCCAGTTGCCGGCCTGATAGATGCCGCCGTGGTGCCCCTGCCGCGTATCGGCGAACGACACGATAAGCCGCAGATTCGGGCTGTTCTTTCGTAGAAACTTGATCGCAATGGCGACGATGCGGCTTACCGGCGTCTCATGCTTCGTGAGCGCGATTCGCACCAGCTCGCACACTTCAAACGGCGTCAGCCCGTACGGCCTGCCGAGGTGCGGCGAGGCGCCCCGCGCGAACAGCACGCAGCCGATAAACTTGCCGCGCTCCCAGACGCCAACCTTGACGAGCGGCGGCATCGGCATGCGGTGGCTGTAATGCCACGTTTCTACGGCATACTTCGCCGCCTCATGGGTGCACCAGTCGAGGCGCAGCTCAAGGGGTGAATTCGTGGCCGCAATTGGGGCAGGTGCATTGCTTTTTGGCATCTAGCTTGCCCTGTTCGTCTTCGCTGCCCGGCCCGAAGTCGCGACCGACGAGCGCTTCCTCTATCTCTTCCGGCTTGAAGCCGATGACGGTCAAGTCGAAGCCCTGCGTACTAAGGTCTGCCAGCTCAAGGCTAAGCAGGTCTTTATCCCAGCCTGCTTGCTCGGCGAGCTTGTTGTCTGCGAGCACGTAGGCGCGGCGCTGCGCTTCGGAGAGATGCGCGAGCGAGATAACAGGAATGCGGGCTTCGCCGAGCTGACGAGCTGCGAGCACGCGCCCATGGCCGGCAATGATGGTGCCGTCGCCGTCGACCAGCACCGGGTTAGTCCAGCCGAACTCGCGCAGGCTGCCGGCAATCTGCGCTATCTGCGCCTCGCTATGCGTGCGCGCGTTGCGGGCGTAGGGAATCAGCGCTTCGATTGGCCGGTACTCGACCGTGAGTGCATCCCGCTTGCTCATCGTCGCGCCTTAGTTCGCGTCGCGGCTGATGGTGCCGGCGCTGGCGGTAATCGAGGCGCTCGACAGCGGCACCGATTCTGGCGGTTCGGCAGTCTGCCAGCTCACGTACCCGCCGCAGGTAACCGAAATGTCCTTCGTGTCGTCGTCGCCGAGTAGGTCAATGACGGCGTACGCATTGGCAAGCACTGCGGCGCGGTCGCGCGCGTGTACCGGTTGGCCCGCGACGACCTTGTCGAACTCGACTTCGACTGCGGCAATTGCGTCGGCCTTGTTCGCGGCCCTAACGTTGAATGAATAGCTCATGGTCTCAAGCTCCAAGGTGCAAAAGGTGCGAAAGCCGCCGGAAGTGGCGAATCCGGCTCCCCCGATATCAATAACGCGACCGTAAAAATTGCAGCTCACGCGCGATCACCGCCCTGCAACATGCAGAGATCGCCCGCCCCCTCCCCCTATCGCGCGCCGCTTGCTGCACTCATGGCGCGTACTGGCGGCGGGGTCGACCGAAGCCGCCGTCGAAGCGCGCTGTCTTCCTGTCGTGACAGGGCTTGCTCATTGCCTGCCAGTTCGTGCGGTCCCAGAACAGGGACATATCGCCCCGGTGTGGCTTGATGTGGTCGACCACAGTCGACGGCAGAACCCGGCCCAGCGCTTTGCACTCGGCGCACTCGCATAGAGGGTGCGCACGCAGATAAGCAGCGCGAGCCTTGCGCCATGCGCCGCTGTATCCGCGTTCGGCAGTCTTGCCGCGCTGCGCATTCACGCGCTGTCGCATCTGTGCCAGGTGGACCGGGCAGAGACCGTCCTTGTTATTGACGAGCGCGCCGCAGCCGGGATGCCGACATGGGCGGTTCGGCTTCGCAGGCATGCAGCGCGACTAGCGCACGATCAGCGTAACGAGGAAGTACGCAGCAACGCAGGCAAGACCGCCAGCCATCAGATTGAAGCGCGGCGACGACGGCACGCCAACGGCAGCGAGCACGAACAGCACGAAGGCAGCGACCATCAGAATCAGGGCAAGCATGGCGACACCTCCATTGCACGGACGAAAAAAAACGCGCCTTTCGACGCGTTATTCGGGGGAGGGGGGACTGATTCCACGATGGCTGCAATGTAGTGGCCTTGTCCCACAACCGCAAGGGGCACATACACGTAGGCACAGTGCTATGCGATGCGTGCCGATGTTTGTAGACCGTGTTTCATTAGCTATCGCACATCGGTACACATCGCTTTAAACCGATAGCGCTAGTGCGAGGCTATTGCATGACCGTGTTCGCAGATTGCTGTAAAGGCCGGCGTGAGCAAGTCGAGCGCCCGCATTTCCAGTTTATTGAGCCGGTCGGCTATTTCGTCAGCGCGGCGGTGCGTCGTGCTGCGTGACTTGCCGAACAGCTCCGCCACGTCGCGGATCGTGATGGGCGTCTGGTGCTTGTCGCAGAAGTGGCGCGCGACGAGCAAGTCCATCATCGGCGGCGGTATGTCGTCGTGACCTGGACTGAGCCAGTCCGCCAGCGCCTTGATTGCCTCTGTGCGGTCGCGGTCGAAGTAATAGCGACGCTCGCCGGTGGCGTAATCGTGGTACTCGGTCAGGCCGTGCCGCGCACGCAAGCAGGATGACTCTGCCATCGGCAGCAGACGGCAAACCATGTCGCGAATGTTGGTGCACTGCTGGTGCACTTCGAGCGCGTGCAAGCCGTCGAACGATACTGTTTTTGGCCTGTTACCGTGCCAGACTTCGGACTCTTTGACGTTCTGCCGCATGATTTTCGCCATGATGCTTTCGGGGCAAGGCGGGTATGCGCGCATTAAGTAGGCAAAATGCACGGCCTGCGGAACCGACATGAAAATCGCCGTCATGACTGCACCTCCGATGTGGGATCAAGCTCGATGACTTCGAGCACGGCGCGAGGCCGGTCCGAATAGCGCTTGCTCATGACCACGTCAGTGATGAGAGCATCGTCGGCAAAAAGAATGCCGTTTGAGCCGTCTAGAACATTCTTAATCATGTTATCAAGATCAGGCCTATAGGTAGGTAGCACCAGCCCCGCCAAAGCGCTCCTAGCGCGTTTTTGGGACCAAGAGCGCGGAACAGGCAAGAACGCCACAAAGTTCACCTGCAGCGCGCCAGTGAGCGGCGGGCGCCCGGCCATCGCTTGTTCGGCGAGCGTGCGCACGACGGCGTCATAGCTGCGGGTCTTCTCGGGCGAGTACGTCTGCACGAACTCGACGCCGGTCGCCGTGCGCCGATTGCGGAAGCGCGGGCGGCCTTTGGCGATTGGCACGCCGGGGATGGTCAGCGTCACGCGCATGGGTCGACCTCCGAACGCAGTGCACGGCGCGCCATGTCGACGCACGCCGGCGAGATTTTTTCGCCGCGCTCGTACCGTTCAAGCAGGCGAACGGCCCACTGCCGACCGGCGGGCACAGTGCGCAGCGCGCGGAGCTGTTCCAGGTGCGCGGCCACCCGCTCGGGCGATGCAGTCGCCTTGCCCGGCGCCGGCAATGCTTCGGCGCGCGGCGGCACCGGCTTGACCTCGTCGCGCATCACGTCCGCCAGCGCCGCGGCAAAGCGCTTGACCAGCTGCACATGCGGCAGGTTGAGCATGTCGAACGTGCCGACGCGCAGCGCTGCCCAGTAGAACGCGGGGTTCGTCCACTGGTCGCGGCCTTCGTTGCGCTGGCGGAGCTGCTCGACCGCTTCGCAAAGCGCGGCGTCGACGTTGATCGCAGGGCGGCATGCTTTCACGAACTCCGCGAGCGACGGCGGCCAGTCGTAGCGCGTGCGGCATTCCGCCAGCCCGGCTTTGACCTCGGCAGGCGTCAAACCTTCAGCATCGAACGTCTCGGCCCACGACTCGCGCCAGTTCGCAATCGCTTGCTCGTTCGGGAACTGCTGGCGCCAGCGCCCCGGATAGGCGCCGTCGAGCCGGTTGTACAGGTGGTCCATCAACGAGATGCCAAGCGCGGGATGCACCGACAGCCACGCACTCAGCGGCGCAGTACTCGCGGGGGCGTTCATGCTGGCCTCCGATTGCGGTTGACGTACTCGGTCGGATCGAACTTCGGCGGTGGGGTGTCTGGCACCTGGCGATGCGTGGCCCACTCCATGCGCAGCTTTTCGGCATCGCGGACGAGTAAGCCTGTGGGATGGCCGGCGCGGACGTAGAGCGTGGCGTTATGGCCGACGTAGTAGCGCGCGACGTGCGGCGCTTCCTCGCCGCCGATGCGCCCGACGAGGTGCGCGAGCTGGCCGTTCACGGTCGCATTGCGCACTGGCTCGACGCCGTAGCGATCGAAGTACGCCGCCGCATAAGCCTCCCATGTGGCTGAGCTTGCGCCAGTCGCTTTCTTGCTCCGCCCGGCAGCTTTGCCGCCGGCCAAGCTCGCCGTTTTTTTGGCGGGCTTGGTCGGAAAGGAACCGTCAGGTTCCGTCAAGGAATCAGGAATCAAGGAATCAGAAGACAAGGAATCAGGAATCAAAGAATCAGCCGGAGCGCTACGGGAATCATCCGAAGCCGTACCGAGTTCGTCGGAAGTCGTACGGATTTCATCGGTAGTCGCGCCGACAGAATCGGGGCCGGGCAAGGTGCTAGCCGGCTCGTTCTTGTGCGGGTTCTGATGCTTGCGGAATTTGACGATGGCGATGTAACGCTTGTTTTCGACTGTGTAACGGGTGATAAAACCGCGCTGATAAAGCCAATTCAGCATGTCATCAAGATTGACGGCGTCGCGGTAAGGGAACACATCAGCCTTTATCCGTAGCGGGCGGTCCTCAAGCCGGCCTTCGCGGTCAGCCAAGAGCCACAACCCTTCGAATAACAGCGTATAGAGCGGATCGGCCAAGCCAAGAATCTCATTCCTGAATAGGCCGTGCTTGATGTTGCGGGCGCGTGGCATTGCCTGCACTCCATAGCTTTCGCGTGCTGTCTCGTCACGCTGGTCGGGGAGGTCGCGGCGGTGGTAGGGCTGGGAGGGTTGCCCTTGCGCCACTCATGCAAAGCAAAGTGGCGCGACCGACGCGCATTGACGCGTCAGGCGCCTTCGGTCGAACGAATTTTTTCTAGTGGTTTACGCGTACGCAGGCGTGCAGTGCGCACGCTCTTGATGCGCCTGTCATTGAGTAAACCAGTGTAAACGAGTGTATTTTCGCCGAGTAATTCGGGCCAATCCAATTCAGGCATTAAAGCGATTAAAAGCCGAATCTGGTGTGAAGGAATGTAATCGCGTGTACGGTAGTGTGAAATTTGCGGAAAAGAGAGACCCGTAAGCCTCTGGAATTCCTTGCTGCCGCCTGCCAATTTGATGATGCGCTTAGCGTCCATCCTTTGCCTCCCTTGTCAGTCTCTGTCCTACAGAAAAGCGAATAACGACGATTTACGACGACTGCCGGCTGATTTTTTTTTTCCGAATCATCTCCTATAGTCATCGCACGGATTTTTTTATAGGCGTCGCTAACGAAAGCGACAAGTCGATTGCGATAAACAGGAGGCGGAAACCGTGCTCAAGCTATTGCGTCATCGCGCATTCTTGCGCGGCCTGTCACGCGCACAGCGCCGCCGGTGGTTCGAACAAGCGAAGGCCGCAGCGCCGCGCGTGCCGATCGCCACGCTGCCGCAGCGCCTGCAACGCTCGTACGCGTACGTGAGGCTCGTATGAACTGCAAACCGAACGACCTCGCTATCGTCATCCGCGCCGACGCCGTGCCGGAACTCATCGGGCAGATTGTCGAAGTCATGCACCCATCATTGCCTGACAGCCCCTATGGCTTCGTGTGGATGGTCCGCTTTCAAACGCCGAAGCTCTTCCCCGGCTTGTTCCGTGGCTCCGTCATCGTGGACACGGACGCCAATTGCCCCGACGCGTGGCTCAGGCCGATCACTGGCTTGCCGATCCATGACGACGTTCCCGACGAGGTGACAGCATGACCGCGCCGACCATCTTCAAAGTTCGCGCGTCGTCGTGGGGGGCGCTCTTCGACTGCGCTTATGCATGGGAATGGACGCACATACTCGGTAAGGGCAAAGCCGCCGGCGTTCGCGCGCTGCTGGGTACCGCGTTGCACGCCAGTACCGCCGTCAATGACTCGGCGCTCGTCCAGGGGGAAAGCATCAAGCCGTCCGAGTCCGCCGCAGTGTTGGTCGACACGCTCAACCATCCCGAGTTCGATGTCGACTACACCGCCGATGACTTGAGCGTGCGCGATGCCGAGCGCATCGGCTTGTCGCTGCATGCGATGTACTGCGCGCAGGTCGCGCCGCGCATGCATTACACCGACGTTGAGACGGCGCTTGATCCGATGGACATTGATTGCGGCGGTGGCATCGTCGTGACGCTCACCGGCAGGATGGACCGCGCCCGCGTGTCGAAGACCGCCGCCGGCCTCGTTATCCCCGATCTGAAATCAGGCCGCGCTGTCATCTCGCAGGGCTACGTCAAAACGAAGGGGCGCAGCGCGCAGCTCGGCGCCTATCAACTGCTGTACGACCACACAAAGGGCGTGCGCACGACTGGCGCGCAAGTCGTCGGACTGAGCACGACGACTAAGCCCGCTATCGCAGTGTCGCCCGTCTTCGACGCGCGTCGCGTGATGGTCGGCGGAGACGGCACGCCCGGCCTCATCGAGTACGCGGCGGACATGTTCCGCAGCGGTCTGTTCCCGCCGAATCCGCAATCGAATCTGTGCAGCAGGAAGTATTGCGCTCGCTGGGACCATTGCCACTTTCACGAGTAGACACCATGACCACAATCTCAGAGTTGAAGGGCAGTAAGCAGCAACAGCAGGCGCCCGACGCCGCCGAGCTGCGCAAGACGAGCAAGATGGTTGCCCGCGACGCGGGCTTCGGCAACGTGCGCAAGTTCTTTGAGAGCCAGCGCAAAGCCATCATGGACGTTTTGCCGAAGCACATCAGCCCCGACCGGCTCATCGGCATTGCATTAGGCGCGCTGCGCGCCACGCCGAAGCTGTTGGAATGCAAAGTGGAATCGCTGCTGAGCGCGCTAGTGCAGTGCGCACAGCTCGGCCTTGAGCCGAATACACCGCTCGGGCATGCGTACCTGATTCCGTTCGAGAACCGCCGCCGCAACACGGTCGAGGTGCAAATCATCTTGGGCTATAAGGGGTTGATTGACCTGGCACGGCGGTCGGGTCAAGTCATCTCGATTGCGGCGCACGAAGTCTGCGAGCGCGACCACTTCGTCTATGAGTATGGCCTGTATGAAAAGCTCGAACACCGCCCGCCGCTGACAGGCGACCGGGGCAAGGTGATTGCGTTCTACGCGGTCGCGAAGCTCAAGGACGGCGGGCACGCGTTCGAAGTCATGAGCAAAGATCAGGTCGACGCGATCCGCGACGCATCGCAAAACTACGCGTTCGCGAAGGACAAAGCCGGTACGGTCTGGGCTAAGCACTACGTCGAGATGGGTCGCAAGACGGTATTGCGCCGCATTTTCAAATACTTGCCGGTCAGCATCGAATTGCAATCTGCGTTCGACTTGGACGACCGCGCCAGCCGCGCCGAGAACCAAATCGAGTTCGGCGTCATCGACGGCGAATTTACCGTCATCCCGGAAGACGAGCGCGACCAGCCCGACGAACGCGACGCCCCGCCACAGCTCACGGAGCAACAGCCCGAGATGGATCTGTCGCAGCTCTCGAAGACGCGCGCAGAGCAACCCGAGAAGGTCGAGCGGCGCCGCGCTATGGAATAGCTCACTGGCCGGCGCCCTAACGCTGCGCGGCCTGTTTCGCCGCCGTCTTGGGAGGGGCCATAGGAACGCCGGCCACCCGTTCCGATTGATCTAACAGTTATTCGCGCGCAGCAACTGCGCGCTAGCGGCAGCTTTTTGCCTAACCAAAGGGGACCAGTTATGAGCGCTGATGACGAAGTAGTCGAGATGACAAGCGAGACCGTAGCGGGCGACTTGCTCAAAGGCATTCTGCAAGAGCTGCGGCTGTTGCCAGATATCTGGCCGAAGCTCTCCGAAGACGAACAGCAGGCAATCATCGACCGTTGCCGCGAGCGGGTCACGCGCAACGTGCGCGAAGCGGTAAAGCTCATCGCGTCCGCCGGGCGCGTGACGGTCGTCGGTGACCTTAAGAAAGTCAGTCTCGCCGACAAGGTCGAAGCGGTGTTTTCGCTGCCGATGCGCGACCCTTCGCTAGCTGATCTGTGCGAGGCGCGCGGCAAAGCCTGCCTGATCGTGGTCGCGAACGCAGGCGAACACATGGGCGGGGTTGACGATGTATTGGTCGACCCGCGCCAGATGCAGCTCCCGAACGTAGGCCCCGACGCCGATGCCGGCTCAATCATCGAGCAAGCGCGCCGCCGGTCGAAGAAGGACAAAACCGATGACGACCAGGGCGAAGCCAGCCAAGAAGGGGAATAGCCATGCGCATTGATAACGTGACCGTCGAAAACTATTGCGGCGCCCGCGCCGTGTTCGCGTCGACCGATGAGCCAGTTACGCTGTTCTGCGGCGCAAACGGTGCCGGCAAGACTTCGATTGCCGAGGGCGTGCGCTTCGCGCTGACCGGCATTCCGTCCCGCGTGAGCGTGAAGGGCGAGCATCAGGCCATCGTGTCGACTGGCGCCAAGGTGGCGGCTGCCGCAGTCGGGTACACCAGCGAAGGCGCCGAAGGCGCCGAAGGCATCGCGGCTGCGGCGCTCCCGCCGCTCAGGCATGAAGTGCGCGGGCCAGCGCTGCCGCCGGCACCCGTAGTGCACTGCCTAACGAACCCGCGCGCGTTCGCACAGATGCCGCAGGACGAGCGACGGACGTTTCTTTTCGACCTGATGCGCGTCAGCCTCGCGCCGAAGGAAATCGCCGAACGGCTGCACCGGCGCGGCTGCGACAAGATGCTTGCCGAGCTGGCCGTCACTGTCCTGCATGCTGGTTTCCCGGCGGCGTGCAAGTTCGCGAAGGACCGCGCGACGGAAGCGCGCGGGGTGTGGCGCTCGATCACCGGCGAGGTTTACGGCCACAGGAAGGGCGGCGAGTGGTCCGCTGTGCAAGCTGAGCCGTACGACCGCGACGCCCACAATGCCGCGCTTGAGCATGTCACGCGCGCACAGGAAGCGCACGACCACGCGCTAAAGGAACTCGGCGCGCTTGAAGAACAGGCGCGGCAACAAGGCCTGTCACTGACCTGCCCGCACTGCGGGGGCGGCGTCAGCCTGAAAGACGATGCGCTCATCCCGGCGGCAGAAGCCGGCGACGCAGCCGAGCACCTGCCGCTGGCGCGTAGGCTCGTGGCGCAGTACGCCGACGAAGTTACAGCGCTCAATATGGAGCTGGCCGCGCACGAAGATCGCAAGCATAGCGCCGAGGTCTGCAAGAAAGCCACCGAGGCAGCAGCCGCCGCGCATGACGAAATCATCGACTGGACTGAAATCGCGAAGCACCTCGCCCCGGACGGCTTGCCGGCTGAGCTGCTGGCGACGGCGATCCGCCCCTTTAACCGTCTGCTGCTGGACTATGCGCAGCTCGCAGACTGGCCCCGCGTCACGCTCAATGACGACATGGCAATCGAAGCCGAAGGCCTGCCATATGCGCTGCTGAGCGAGTCGGAGCAATGGCGCTGCGACGCAGTGCTTAACCTGGCCATCGCCCATTTCTCGGGCGCGCGGTTCGCGCTGTTCGACCGCTTCGACGTGCTCGACATTGACGGTCGGGCGCAGCTCTTCAACTGGCTAAGCCTGCTGGCTAACGAACGCATCTTCGATTCGGTGCTGGTCTTCGGCACGCTCAAGGCGAAGCCGCAAGACGAACCCGGCTTCCTGCGCGCGTACTGGCTGGAAGGCGGGCAGGTCGGCAAGCAAACAAAGGAGGCAGCATGACTGGCGCAGAAATGGCCGAAGTCCTCAAGCTCATTGCGTTTGATGACTATACGTTCGGCATCTTTGAGAACAGCGGCGGCGCGCTGTACCTGCAAGCAATGTATGTGGCGCCAGACATTACGACTGGCGAGCTTGAGGCGCAGTACACCCGCAAATGGCAGCTATCCCAGCACATGACCAAAAGCGAGTTCGTGCAAACGGTCTTCAAATGCTGCCTCACCAGCTATGAGCACCGCGCGCGCGAGGCGTTTCTTTACAGGGGCGTTCGGGTGTACGGCCCTCACTTCGACGTTGAGGCGCTCGTCGCGCTCGCGAAGGCCGGCATGCATGACGTGCGGCAGCCGTTCGAGTAGTGGCCAAAAGCAGATATCAAGCCGCTTGAACCGCTGTAACAAATGGTGTCGGCAAGACTGTAAAAGTTACCTGTGCCGTATATTAAGTGCTTACTGGTAATTCAAAACATAACCAGTGGAAACTAGTGGAAACGAGTGGAAAGTAGTGGAAAGTAAGACCACTTTTTAACCGGGATTGTCACTGCGATGACATATTTAAGAATGAAGCCACGCACTGTCAAAGGGAGGCCCACTATGGCTGCTAAGCCTGATGCTGCAACGAATTCAGCTCGCATCCTCTGGACGGACGATGAGAAAAAAATCGTCGCGCGCGAGTCGCTAAGGCTAAAGGAAATTGATTCGAGTTTGAGCGATGCCCTTGCGTTACAAAATGCGCAAATGCTATTGCCCGAAGAAAGGCAACGCCCGAGTTTTAAGAACTGGAAGTCGACAGCGTCATGGTTAATGCCGCTGTGGCAAGAGTTCGCCGGGCAGGCTCACGATGGCCCGCATTCGAATGGCAGGCCCGTAGCAGTGACGGTGAAGAGGTCGAAGCTCGCTAACGCAATCCAAGAGACAGAACAAACGCCGGCAGCAGTTCAAGCCGCTGCGACCGAAGCAGAAGCGGTCGCGGAGCTGGTCGAGCCGATGCCGGCGGAGCGGGAGTCTACAGCAGATTTCGAAAGCGTGCCCGAAACTGGTGCGGAGTTCCGGTCGGGGCAAGAATCCAGCGAATCATTGCCAGTTCAGCAACAGGCGGAAATGGAAGCTACGGCACAAAAGCCCGTAGTTCGGTGGACGCAGGAAGAGCGCGAGCGCATCGCCAGACGGAGCCGCGAAATCATGTCACGTACTGATATACCTGCTTTAGATGCGGTGCGCGCCGCGAACATCGAGCTTGACGACGAGCGCCAGCGCGACATTTCGACAATGTCGCTGGTGTCGGAGTGGCTGTTGCCGATGTGGAAGCAGCTCGACAAGCAAGAACAGGACGCACGCGCGCAGGCTGAGCGCGAAGAGCGCGAGCGCGCCGAACGCGAAGCTGCCGAAGCCGAGCGCGTCGCCACGGAAGAGCGCGAGCGCCAAGCGGCGATTGATGCCGGCATCGCGGCCAAGTTCGAGAACGCATCGTTTGACGACTTGCTCAAGCGGCTCGGCCAGAAGATTGCCGGGGCTTTGATGGAGAGCATCAGCGAGTCGCTAGAGGCAGCCGTTGCGGCGCGCATCGCGTCTGTAGTCCAATCGCTGCCCGGCACGCTGCCGTCTAACGTCGCGGTCTTGAAGCCGAACGCGGAAGTCGACGGCGTCGGCACGGTGTCAGTAGCGCCGCGCGACCATAAGCCCCGCGTCTGCGTGGTCGGGCTGATGAATCAGCAGGCCGACGACGTGCGCCGGGCGTTCGGCAACGCGCTGGAATTTACGTTTATCAAGTCGCAGCAGACCGGCGGCAGTGGTGCGCACGGTGGCGCCGGCGTGGCCGCTCGCGCGCAAGGCTGCGACGTAGTCATCGGCATGACCAACTTTACCGGGCACGACGTAGACGATGCAGCAAAGAAGCTGCATGTCCCGTTCATCCGGCTCAACGGCAGCGTGTCGGCGCTTAAGCGCTGGCTCCAACACTGGCTTAACGGCGAGGTCGCCCTCGCTTCGTAACACCCGGCAACACATAGACCAGAGGCGGACAACGATCCAGCCCGGCCCCTAACAAAAAGAGGTAGTGGAAATGACACTCTCTGCCATTGATGCGGAAGTAAGCGCCGTCGAGCAATTCGAGGCGCGCGGGTGGCGCACGCCGCCGCAGTCGTTCCAGGTGAGCGAACCGGTCGGATAAGAAGAGAAAGCCCGAAGGCCTTTCGGGTTCCGACAAACGCTTTTTGGAGTGCAACAGGAGGGGCGCGATGCATCTTTGCGTCTTCTGCGGCAGGCAGGGCAACAGCCCTTTCCCGCCGGCACCCATGCGCAGACACGGTTGGGATTGGTTCACCGGCTACTTTGACGAGACAGCCTATTGCTGTCCAGAGTGCCGGCGGCCCCGTCACGCGCAATGGATGCAGCTATATGACTTGGCAATGGCCCCGGCACGCGCAGACGAGCGCCGCCGCTCTATGCGCGCGTCCGTGGTTGCTGTTCTCGAACGCAAGTAAGGGGGGGAAAGATGAGCGACGCACAAGCAAGAAACGCCGACCGTTACCTCTGGTTGACGCGGCATGTAAAGACGATGCTCGATGAGGGTCCGTCGCCTTTCTTTGTGCTGCACGTTGAGACGGACAAGGAAGCCAGCCCCGAAGGGTGCCCGGCTCTTGATGCGCTAGTCGACGCCGGCCTGCTGGCTGACGGTCGGCGCCCGCATCATTTTGAAGAGTTGACGCGGCGCGGCACGCTCAGCGACTTGAGCGCGTATCTCGACCGGCTGTGCGCCCGCTATGCCGAACTGCACCCTGATCCCACGGAGCCGCCAGCCGAAGGCAGCGACGCCGAGCTATTCGTCAGGTGCGAGTCCATCGCCCGTTACCTGCTCGCTATGCGAGGGGTGAAGTAATGCGCGAACGTCTCTACACCTTCGCAGTGAGCGGCGCGGGCGACATGTTCTGCCATCACTCCGTATCGGCGACTAGCGACCATCGCGCGTGGCGCAAGCTCATTGAATGCATCGACATGACCGCGACGGTCAAGGTGACGCTTATCCATGTGGAAAAGAGCCAGCGCCGCGCTGCGCCGGCTGACCGGAGGATGCCAGCAGCAGCATGAGCTAGCAGAGCCATAACTACTACATGAGGTGCACAAATGAAGAAACGCGAAATGATTAAGGCTCCGAGCGGCCTCACCTGGACAGCGGTGGTCGACTTGCTCAAAGAGCATGACCCGCAAGGGTTCACGAATTCGGAACTGGCCGACCACTTCGGCCAGCCGTATCAGCGCGTCGCGTCACTGACCCGCGTCATGTACGACGCCGGCGCGTTATCCCGTACCCATGTCGGCAAGACTGCCGGTACGACTTTTTACTTTCTGCCGCTCTAAGTGGCCGGGGGGATGGAATTATGCCATTGACCAACATTCAAGATGCCCGCTCGCTCGCCGATATGTGGGCCATGTTTCGCGCTGGCGCGATACCGCCGCAAGCTCCGAACTACCAAGTCGACAGCATGCGCGATGCGTTCTACGGCGGCGCGTGGGCGTTCTCGCTGCTGCTGAATCGCGCGTTCGCGCAAGAAGGCGATGGCGTCGGCGAGATGCTGGACAGGGTTCATGACGAGATCAACGCGCACACGATGGCGACGGTGCGTGCTGTGCGTATCTCGTCTGATGAAGCCGAGAGGGTGCTCGCCATCGTGAAGCATGGCATGCCGCTGTCCGATGCAGAGGAAGCCTACATTCGCACGCTGCTGGCGCGCGACGACGACGACGAAGAGCCACCTAATCAGGTGCGGTAAGGGTGCTGCGATGGACGAACAAGAAGACGAAGTTTGGGATGCTAAGAAGCTCGCCGGCTTCCTCGGCTACAGCGAGGAAACCGTGCGGGGTTATTCAACTGCGAAGCCCGAACGCCTGCCACCCCGTATCGCCGGTGTGCGTCGCCCGCTGTGGCTTAAGCATGTCGTGCTGAAATGGCTTGCTGATCGTTCCGGCATGCCTGACGTACATGCACCACGGCAACCCGACAACGAGATTGGGCCGACACCGCCGCCGGAGCTGCCGGCAGAGCCGCCGGCCCCGGTATCGCTCAAGATGAAAAAGGGGCGCCCGCGTAGGCCGCCACCCTAAAAGAGAAACGCCCCCGGCTTCGGGGGCGTTTTCGTTTGAGCGCTCGCGCTCTAGCCGAAGTACCAGACGATGCCGGCCTCCCTTATACGAGCTTGCGAGCCATTTCTGTCGCGGTCGGGTTGAAATAACGGTGCAACATCGCTAGCGACCTATGCCCGGTCACAGCTGCAAGCTCAAGGGTGTTAGTGAGCTTCTTCGCGAGTTGCGTAGTGGCTTCGTGCCGTGTGTCGTGCCAGTGCAGGTCTTTGATGCCAAGTTGCAATTTGACGCGGAAGAAATGGCTATCAGCAGTCTTGCGAGCCACCGGTACAAGTTTCTGAGCGCCTTTACCGTGCTTGAGCAGCGCCAGCAATTCGAGTGCGCGCGGGCTTAATGGCACATCGCGTGCAAAGCCGTTCTTGGTTTCCGGCAGGTGTATATACAGCTCGTCGGTGTGTACATGCTGCCACGTTGCGGCGAAAACTTCGCCTTTGCGCATTGCAGTTGCTAGGCAGAATTGGAACGCCCATGCGGTCCATTGCTTCCTCGTCTGCGGCGCAGTGCCGTCGACATAGTCAAGCTGGGCGCAAATCTGCTTGGCCTCATCGTCGCTGACGCGGCGTTTCCTGTGGTCTGGCATCTTGGGGCGATTGGTAATGTCCCGCACCGGGCTATCGCCATCTTGGAATGGCATCTTCCAACGCTTGATTGCGAACTTGAACGCGACCGACAAGACGCGAAGCTCACGAAGGATGGTGCCGCTTGTGTTCTTGTGGCCGAACTTATTAGTTACGTTGCTGCGCTGCTTAACGTAGGCCTCAATGTCTTCCGTGCTGAACTCCGACACGCGCTTGCAAAAGAGCTTTGGATAGTCACGCGCAGCCGCACGCAGAATATACGCCTCGGTCACACCGCCGCGTTTGGTCGGTGAAATCTCCCGAGCGTAACGTTCAAGAACATATGCAACAGAGGGGTCGGCTGAGTCATCGAACTTGCGTATTTGCTCGCCGCCGTTGATGCGCTTCTCGGTCTTCTTAGCCCAATCGCAGGCTTCCTTCTCAGTGTCGAAAGTAGCGCTAATGCGCTGACCTTTCATGCGGACCAGGGCGCGGACCGTCGTGCCCCTTTTCTCAAAATTAGCCAT